ATTGGTTCTGGTCCTTCATCTGCTACTTGGCTTTCTCCTGGTTCCCAACCAATGGGAAACCCTCCTGGAGAGATACCAGGAGGCATCCCTATTGGACCTACAGGCTCTGGAATCTGAACCGGAGGTACTCCGGGAAATTTTGGTCCTTGTCCTGGAAAGCCTGGTTCTCCTGGTAATTTGTCTACGGCTGCTTGTACTGGGTCGGGCATCATTGGAGGTGGTGCTGGTGGTTGTGGTACAGGCTGATCGATACCTTCTAAAGAATTAGGGTCTCTAAGCCCTTCTGCCATTTGGTTAATCCATATAGCGTCTAATAGATCAATTGCACCGTCTTGGTTCACATCAGCAACTGCCATTTGTTCTGGAGTAAGCTGCCTTACTTCTCCTGAATAGTCCATAATATCTTGAGCAGTAATGCCTTTATAAGAATAGGGCATTTGTTGTACTGCTGTTTGCACTGGGTCCGCTATTGCTGGAGGAGTTATCATTGACGGCCCTTGATTCATAACCGGAGGAGAACCCCTTGGTTTCATAACTCTTGTTCTTGGTCGTCTGGCCATTATTTACCTTTGTTTTTGTCTCTGTCCGTAATCGCTTTTAGAGCTGCAATATCTTCCTGGGACTTAGTTCTCTCTTCTTCTGCTCTGGCTTTTAAAACCGCAATATCTTCCTGAGATTTTATTTTTTCCTCATCCACTGCCACTTTCATCTTGGCAATGTCCTTTTGAGATTTTACTTTTTTAGTATCTGTTTTATCTTTTTGTTTAAGTTTTGCTTTATCCAGAACAAGTTTCTTTTCAGCAATTTCTTTATCGTCTTGGTTCTCTTGTGCTCTGATCTGCAACTCTTGTTGTTTTAATTCTACCACTCCATCATCAGGTGGTGCCAATATTTCTTCTAAAGCTGGCATCACCATCTCCAGTAATTGTAGCTCAATTTGTGCTTTGAGTGCTTCTTTTTCTGGATTAGGTGGAGGAGGCGCGCCTGGTGGCACTGGTCCGCCTGCTTGCATTTGTGGTGGCATCATGCCGTTTCCTCCTTGTGGCATAGGTTGTTGTTCCGGCATTTGTTGATCGGCTTGTTTCTGTGCTTCCAACGATATGTGTTGAAATATATGCGACGTTAAAGTCGGCACCGTTGCCGGATTCATCATGGCCACAGGACTTTCAAGTAAAGTTAAATGCGCTTCAATATGCGTCATGTGTTCCTGTTCAGGAAAAGCCATAGGAGGAGAACCCATCAATACTGAACCATTTTCTTGCGCAGGATCCACAGGAGCGGGTGGTGGGGGATCGGGCATTAATAGTGCGTCAATATTTTCTGAACCCAGCGCCTCATACATGCGACGATAGGATTCTTTGATATTGTGTATTTCTGGGTTACTTTGTACTAACTGTAATTCCTGTTGCGCCAAGGAAATCCTTTGGCTCATAGAAAAGAAGTTTGGATCAGAAACTGGAATGACATCAACGCGACCGTCAAAGTCCTGTTGCTTAATCATTTGATCGCCACCCGTTACCTGATACGGATATTCAGGAGGCAAAAATTCTGAGAACAGCCTGGCTAATATCTTAAACTCTGTTTTTTGAGCATAGTGCAGTCGTTTGTGCACAGCTGACATGACTCTTGTGCCTTGCTCCAAAAGCGCCATGGTGGTGCCAACAGGAAGTTCCTGGTTGCCTTCACCAATTTGTAAATTAGCCAAGGACGCGAATCTTTGCCCAGCTTCAACACAAGAACCCATTAAAGCAAGTAGGGTTTGTGAAGGTTCTTTATAAGGCAAAGGTATCAAAGAATCTCGAAGGGCTCCGCCTGGTGCATCTACATCACGAAACTCTCCTGGTTCCAATGGAGTTTCGTCGTCCCTGATTCTCAGTCCCCTGGCTTTAAATCCAGCAGGAAGATTGGCTAGGGTTCCAGCATCTATGAGTTGTCTTAGAGCTCCGGTTGCGGTTCTGGAAAGTCCTCCAATCATGTGAATCAGTCCAAATCCGTAGAAACCCAAACCTGGGAGAAATTTGTAATGAACGAAAAACTGAATTTTTGTTTTCAGGGGGTCGTTCGGATTATAGTTTCTACGGATCGCTAAAACTTGATTTGAAGTTCGGTCAACTGTAATTATATAAGGGAGATGAAAACCATCGGGATCTTCAAAACCAGGGATGTCCATGGATACATGAAACTCTAGGAGCTCATACATCATTTCGTTAACGCCAGTGGTTAATCCTTCAAGGTCATCTACTTTATCTTTGGGCTTACTGGCAATATTCGTTTCACTAGGCTCCAGTGAAATGTCTCTATAAAACCCCGCTACTTGCTGTGTGCGCACCTCGTTATAGGTCATTTTTACTATATGGGTTACTCTTTCACAAGTTTCAATGTCACTGGCGGTATAGGGCACCACTAAATCTTCAGTAGGCACAAAAGTGCTTACTGCTCGTTGTTTGCTTGGGTCAAAATAGACTTTCTTGAAAGCAGAGCCTGCTAGAGGCAAATAAAACAATAATTGGTCCATTTCAGGGGTATATTCCTGCATTACCGTAGTGATTTGGTAGTTCATAAACTCTTGCACGCGCTGTGCCTGAGCCTCACTTTCGGGGTTTTCGAGCCCCATTATTCGGGTTTTTACGGGTCCTTTGGAAGGAAGAAGCTCTTTAAAAGCTTGGGCTTGAAATTGAGTAACCGATTCTGCCAGGAGGGGGTGGGTTACCCCTGATGCTCCCGGAAACGGTCGCTCACGGTCTTCATATTTGAATCCAAGGAGATCCAAGCCTTCAACATAGGTTTGTTCCCAATCGGCTCGACTGCCATGGTCATCTTCAAAATCTCCAACTAGGTCATTGGCTATCAGACCAAGGGTTGAATCATCTATGTGTTCCGCTAAATTAGCCTCAAAAGGAACCTGCTGCTGTTGCTGCTCCATGCCATAGGGATCAAAATTTATTTCAGCTGAACCGTCTTCTATAAAAGAGACAGCAGCCCCACTGTCCATGGGCAATGGTTCTTCGATCTCGACCGTTTGTCCGTCTTCAATTTCTAGGTCAATCAGATCAGCAATACGATCTATGTTCGTCGGTTTATTTCCGCCAATTGTGGCCATTAGTTAGTTCCCAAATATTCTGTTCCAGAACAATAGATCTCCTATTCCTCCTTGTTCAAGGGGTTCTTCGTCAAGGGCTAAGTCAAATTCTGGCTCCTCATTATCAAAAGCAAGCTCTCCAACGATTCCTCTGGCCAGTCCTCTATAGTCTGTTCCAAGGTCCTGTTGAGTAGGAAGCTTTGTTGATTTCAACATGTCCGCAATCGCATTTTTATTTGCGCCTACGCCATAGCCAAGTGCACCACCCGTAGCAAATGCGAGTCCTTGCTTTACTAGAGCTGGAAGCGGTGTTACAGCAAAGTCTCCTAAATTCGCTGTTCTCATCATTTCTTCAGAATGTTGGTTCCGCATAAACGTTCTAAGCTTCTCCACTGCCGCGTCTTTTTGAGCGGGAGACATGTCCATTTTGTTAATTCTTGCTCTCGCTTCGTTAAACGCATCAGAATAATGCTTTTTTATCCTGTTGCTTCCTTGCGCCATGAGTTTAGCGCTCTGCGTGTTTCTGACTTGCGTAGCAGGACTTGTTACTCCTTTGGCTTTCTTCATTAACTCCGGAAGAAGCCTGGCGATACCTTTAGTTATCATTAGTATACGCCTGTAAAGTTAATACCGCGTTTAGCGATGCCTCCGCCTCTTGATTTACCTTTACCGGCTCCTGGTTTGGGGCCCTTTGTTGTTGCCATTTTCTTCTGTTTGGCATAAGGAACAAACCCTTGGTCCTTGATTACTTCGCCTTTTTTTACTGACATTGTTTTCTCCCGATTAGTAATACTCTTTGATTCTGCGCGGAGCATTGTCCTGCATATCATAATCTGATTCTAACCCAATAAATCCCCCCTGTCGATAGCGCAATAGTGCTTGTGTGGTTGAATCTACCAAATCATCATAATCCCCATGGGGAAACGCTGCACATTCTTCGACCAGTTCTTCCGCCCAACGGGTCTCAGGAACATACACCATGCCTGCTTCCAGAATAGGTGCTACCGAGTTTACCCGCGCAATTTTGTC